CGAATAGATAATTCGTGCTTGGTCAGTGGATGATGCTAGAGAGATAACCTGAGCACCTTGATTGTGTAGTAAAAGCCCATAGATTCCAAGGATGGCTCCAAGTAAAGATTTTCCGTTTTGGCGACCTAAAGAAATTACGCATTGTCTCCACCTAAGCTGATTCGGGTACTGTGGATGGTTAGATGGGTAACGCTCCAAGACATGTCTCAATAACCACTTCTGCCATTCGTCAAGTTGCAAGCCCTCAGGTTGCTCAGGTGACTTCCAAGCCAGATTCACTAACTCGATAAGTTTGTCGCCATCAGTAGGGAAGTTCTTGCTCAGTGGCTTTGTGTAGATTGCCGGGTAGCGCAGATTGCGCTGAAGTGATTTGCTCATCGTTTAAGGATTGCCTCAAGAGGGTCATTTACGCCTTGGTCCCCAAGTGAGCGTTTTAACTCAAGGTAAGTCTTGCGAAGTTCAGCAGCAGTTGAAGTGTTTGCCTTAGTGTCAAAGTCTTCAGCTAGTGCCAGACAGATTAGGGCTAAAATCTTTTGGTCCAGTCCTAATTCTAAACCTTGCAACCATTTATCTAATGCATCTCTAACCATTCATAACTCTCTCTCTGAATAATTTGCCTATTGTGTAACAATCCAGCGACTTGCGTGGGATGAAACAGCACCCATAGAAAAAACCCTACCACCTCGGACAAGGGATGATAGGGCTTTCTGATGGCTCATCTTTCTATGCTATTGCCATCTGTCATTAGTCCACGTTATGCGTTCTAATACTTTGTCTTGTTTGTATCCATTACATCTGCGACACATAGATTGTAGGTTGCTTATGTCATGGTTTGGTGGGTCACTGGCTACCATGTGGTCGATAGTCCAGTCATTGCCCTCAAGGTCTTTGTTACATCTCACACAGATTGGTTCAAGTATCGTCTTAGCGTAGGCTCTAGCCTTAGCCCATTCCTTGCTACTATGCCAGTCAGCCATTAGACATCCATCCTGCTTGGTGCTCTGCTATGTGTGACAGTTTGATTAGATAACCCTTTGATGGGTTGGGTTCAATCTTACATTCAATAGCTTTGCCTCTGCTCTGCACTACAGCCTTTAGGTCTTCAGTGGTTAGTAATACAACCATGCGCTCTAGTACGAATGCATAGTGTGTGGCTTTAGAAACACTGAGCCCTGACATTTGCCATGATTGTGTTGCGTTATACCAACATTCGGTCTCTATGTATAGATTGCCTGTATCTTTCCAACGCTTATCTCTTTTAACTTCTACTGTCTCAATGCTCAGTATGTTGGCTACTGTAGCTTCGCCTTGCTGTCCGAACTTGAGGTCAATGTCGAAGTCTGAGTTAGCCATTGTTTTTAGTCTTTATCTCTTTGCCTAAGTCATGTTGTTTCTTTAGGTAAGCGAGTCTGTTCTTTTCAGCCTGTGTCAATTGGATACCTGCCTTAGCGTATTTCTTGGCTAGTGCTTCTGCTTTTTTCCATTCGCTCATGCTTGCAGTTTCCTTATCTCTGTGACTAGTGATTGTGCTGTTTGTGCTTTGTTAGCCCAGAAAGTTCCTGAGCCTATGTTTAGTGATTGACTAAACCATAGGTTTTGGTGTGTCTGTATGAGTTCAATGACTTCTTTGATTGCGTCTGTTCTAGCGACTCTGGCTTTAGCTTCACCTAGGTCTTGTAGATAGGCTCTGGTCATTACTAGGTTTTCACCTGTAACTCTGCATTTGCATGTACTCATTACTAGACCGTTTTTTCCTACTTCGCTCATTGTTCACACGCCTCTATTGCTTCCTGTTCTGTGCTGTATAAGGTCCAGCAGTTGGGTTGTGTGGATGCCCACCAACTTATGATTCCTAACATGATTGCGAATCCTGCTAGTCCGAATGCGATGAAGTATGCGCTTTCACGCTTAGTTAGGTCAGGCACCGTATCCCCCTAAGATTTTGGTTTCAATGTCTTTGTAGTGTTCTTCGGATAGTTCATCTTTTAGAACTTCTAGGACTCTGTCTAGCTCTGACCTGCGTCCTAGTTTGAATGCTGTGTTGGCTATGATTGCAGCCTTTTCGGCAACTTGCTGTTGATGTGCCTTGCTCATTTCATGACTCATTAGCAAAACCTACTTCTTCCATGGTGTAACAAGTTTTCTGATGCTCTGTTATTTCTTTGTCTACAGATTCCGGGACATTTTGGTTTAGTGTTTTGCCTTGCCATTCAATGCCACATCGGCATTTCGACCAATAAAATAATTCTTTACTCACTGCGCTTTTCTCCATATTCTGATTTGTCTGCCTGTTTCATTTGGTGTGGTTCCAACAATGTGTATGAGCCCTAAGTCATGTAGGAACTTTCTTTGGGTTCTGATGTGTTGGTCTGATGCTTTCGGCACTTGATTTATGTAAACCAAGTTGTTGTATGCCTGACATAGTTCTGGGTCTGTCATTGGTGACAGTTCTAACAGTTTGAGTATTACGGTTCTGACATTTACTCTTTGGTCTGTTGAAACGCTCACAGCTGTTAGATGTGCTGTGGTTGGGTCGCTAAGTCTCTTTGAGTTCATCTTTTGTTTCGGTATTCAATGAGAATGCTAATTAGGTAGATAACTCCGATTGCTCCGATTAGTGGATACCCGATTGTTGGTTGTGTGTCTCTTAGGTCCAGTAGATACAGGAACCCGAACGTGGACATGATGATGCCCAAGATGCTTATTGTTTTCATTTGTTTCCTCTCATAGACCAGCCGGTGGTGGCTGTGTTTCAAGTTTATATTTGTGCGCGCGTAATAGCAAGCGTGTCCAAACACTTTGTTACTTATTTGTTACCATCCTCAAAATCGCCCTCTAAAGGGTCATAGATGGCTTGGAACCCTAGAGCGACCTGACTATCGGATAAGATAGTTGCATCGCTTCTAGGGCTATCCTGTGCCTTTTCTGAATGCTTGTGTGTTCTGCGCCAAGATTTAACCAAAGCAATGGCATCTCTGTCATCGGTTTCAAACTCAGCACCACAAGAACACACTTCACGAATCATGGTTTTTTAGTCAGCCAGATTTCTACACCGTTATCAGATGGAGATTCGGCATAAACCTTGTGCGCCTCAATACTCACTATCTGTCCATCATTAGAGATAACGCCCGAGATTTGCAGAGCATCCCCGATACCACGCAACAGCTTGTCTAAATCTGGCATGGTGTTTGGGTACTGTCTGGTCACAGACTTTGGTCTAGGCATGTAGAACTTGCAGTGAAGTGTGACTGGTCCGAGCATTGTTTGACGGTTGTTTTCCATAAACGCAACTTTGGCAGCCATCACCACACTTTCACGCCAGCCCGGCAGTTTTTTAGATGATTCCCACATGACCACATGACCATTGACTACACGAGCAGTCTTTGAGCCTTGTGGAGCTGGGTCACCGTAAACTCGAATGTACATTTTTAGAACGGTTGCTCGGTGTTAGTTGGTGTGTTCCAACCATCGTTAGCCTTAGGTGGAATTGGTACTGCAGCAGTGTCCACTCTGTAAGTCACATTGTTTAGTGAATGCTCTACTACCTGATAGGTGTTGCCATCCTTTTCGAATGAACCAGCTTTAGTGCCTAGGTCTCCAGTAAAAGTGACTACATCATCTTTGTTAATTGCAGATGGTAAATCTAGCCACATAGTCCATTGACGCTTTTTGTTTATCTGTTCGCCTTTGACCGTGATAGTGAATGATTCCCAGCCAGAGATAACTCTGCCTTTGTATTCTCCATTTTCAGCGACCTTTGAAACAACGATTTGAACTTGAACTCTTGCCATGTTATCCACAGCCTCTCTCTTAATAATTTCTTTTGTTTTTATATTGTTTTTAATATTGTTTATTAAGTGACATTAGTGTCACCTATTGCTACCGTAGATGTCACCTACTGTTACCGTAGATGTCACCTATTGCTACCCTGCATGTCACGTGTGTCGAAGTTATCCACAACCTCAAACTTAGGGACATAATCGTTAAAAGGACGGTGCCAGATGTCGCCTGCGCAGTCATCCGGACATGGAACATTGACCCAGTAACGATTCGTTTTTGGTCCACCATAACTTTTTCCGTTGTGACGGTCCACATCCAGTTCCCCAGATTCTTCAAGAACAGCTAGTGCTCTGATTACCTGACGCTCTGAAACTCCTGCATACATTGCAAGCCTTGTGATGGATGGATAGGCTCCACCACCTGTCTCCTCTTCATGCCATGCGATACCTAAAAGAACTAGCTTAGGTGTGCCTGAATGGTGAGAATGATTTAAAACTGATGCGACACTAATTGCCGACATGTTTGACCTCTCTCATTTGTGGTGTAAGTATTCTATTGGCAGAGGTGGTTCTGCTGAGACACTCCATAGAGTGTAGCCCTGCATCAGTTCCTCTCACTGGTGTAGGGCATCTCACTTTTTTAGACCTTTAGCCAATTCTTCAATCTGTGTAAGCAATTCAGGTGTTATCCCTTTAGTAGCCTTAGCACGCTTGTAGATGCCTCTTAGAGCCTCTATGTCTCCTTTTTCGAACTCTAGGTGCGCTAAAGACATAAAGTCCTCTGTGACCTTTACATGCGCTTTTACAGGTATTTCATTCCTAGTCGCAATGCGTTTTGTATCTGCTGCCAAAACTGCGACTATCGCTCTACCCCATGCTGAGGTTTCTGCGTTCATTACTTCCGAGTCACGCTTGAAATTAGAAGTGCCCGGAACCGGCTCCCAAGCTGTACCATGCCCAGCCCTAGTATCATCAGGAGTCCTATAAGCAGCAGCAGTATAAACAACCCAAGACTTACCAGCAAAGTCAATAAATTGAATGGAAACTTGCTGTAAAGAACCATTAGGATATATCTCCTTAAACTTGCGTAGCCTCTCAGCTACATCGACGTAATCATCCATGTTAAAACCCATTTTGTTAGCCTCTCTTGAAAACAATAAACGGTGAGCCCGTGCCCCTTGCACTAAGGCTTATTACTTTGTCACCCTCGAATGTGCCTGTTTTGGCTCCATCCATGAGGTGTAACACTTTAGATTTGAGCAAGGTTAAACGCTGTTCGGCGTCTTCGTATTCTTCCTTTGCTCTAACCAAACTTGGGTACAGTTCACCTAACTCGACAGAGTCATCGTGAATGTGTGGGGACATAGTTCTGACTGTTTCGTATGTTGATTGTGAGCCATCCCATTCAGGAACTACCCCATTTTCTACACAATCTAGAAACTGATTACCTATAAGTTCAAGTTTCAATGCATAGTCTGCGTCGTAATCTATTTCGTGTTCGACTAGTTCACCGTTAGCGACAGCGACTAATATTCCCTTGGTCAAACCTAGAACGTGCATATACCACATGACTTGGTCTTTATAGTGTGGTGGCAGTTCATTCATTGGGTTTCTAGAGAACTTGATTTCAAGTATTCCTAAAGTGCCATCAGCCCATTCGATGATTGCATCCGGGTTAGCTTTGAATGCTGGGTTCTTTACTGACTGCCAAGTTCCAGTATTGTGAGCAGTTAGCCATTCACTGTTTTCTTCAACCCAGAGGTCCTGAATAGGTTGCTCAAAGATTGTGCCTAGGCGCATAGCCATAGATGGTCCACTTGAGTCTTTAGGCAGTAGCCCTAGGTATT